CTACCTACGAACCGTAAGGTAAGTGTTTTATCCGTGTTGCTTGTATAAGCCTATTCACCTTATCACATAAATTTAAACCTGCTATACTTTATTATCAAAAGTGAACTACAATACCTATAAATCTTTTTAATCATGGCATCTGAAAAACTTCCAGTTATCACAGATGAATTGATTTTTGCCTTAGATCAAATTTTTCCGCATCGTCATCCTGATTTGTCATTATCTGACAGAGAGGTATGGTATAGAGCAGGGCAACGTTCTGCTGTTGATTTTCTAATTGAACAACAGAAACGACAAAAAGAAACGATGCTTACTTCAAAAGTTTTGGACAATTAACTATGTGCTTACCACGACCACCAAGACCCCCTGCTATTCCACCACCAAGACCTACTGCACCTGCACCAGAAAAAACTGCTAAAACTGTAGTTACAGGCAGAAGTCGTAAAAGAGCCACTGGTACAATGGATCAGCCTGTCAGAAGATCAGGTACAAGATCTTTAAGAATACCTAAAACCATGAGTCAGACTAGAAGTGGAAATCTAAATTATTAAAATGGAATATTCAACAGGTGGACAAAATGCTGCTGGTCGTTATGAACAGTTGCAAAGTAATAGATCTACTTTTTTAAGAGAAGCAAAAGAATCTTCTAAGCTTACTATTCCTAGCCTTATACCAGAATCCGCTACTGGTACTAGAGCTAGAATTAAAACTCCCTTTCAAGCTTTGGGAGCTAGGGCTGTAAATTCTTTATCTGCAAAATTATTAGTAGCTCTTCTTCCACCTGGTACTCCATTTTTTAAATTAGCTATTGATAGTCTTGCCCTATTAAAAGAAGGTGGAGGACAAGAAGGATTAGAAACAGAAATTGATAAAGGATTACGCACCATAGAAAATGCTTTGATGGATGAAATAGAAATTTCAAATGATCGTGTAGCGATGTTTGAAGCTCTTAAGCATTTGATAGTAGCTGGTAATGTTCTCCTTTACCTGACAGACAAAGGATTAAAAGTTTATCCCTTAGAAAAGTTTGTATCTAAAAGAGATGAAGTTGGTAACGTACTAGAAATAATTACAAAAGAATCTGTTAGCCCACAAGCCTTGCCTTTGAATTTTCTCAACCAGATAAAAAAGAAAGATAATTATGATGAGAAAACAATGGATCAGGAATTAGATATTTATACATACATAAAAAGAGTTAATGATGATCACATTTGGTATCAGGAATGTAAGGGAGAAAAGATACCAGGTACTGATGGTAGATCAAAAGTAGAAGTATCTCCTTGGATTTTATTACGTTGGGTACGTATTGATGGAGAAGATTACGGTCGTGGCTACGTTGAAGAATATCGTGGTGATCTTATATCTCTTGAATCCTTAACACAAGCAATAATAGAAGGTGCTGCTGCCAGTGCAAAAGTATTATTTCTTGTGAATCCTAACGGTCAGACTAGGGCTGCAACATTAGCAAAAGCTCCTAATGGTGCGGTGAGAGAAGGAAGTGCTGCTGATATAAGCGTCATGCAAGTTAACAAGGCTGGTGATTTTAGTATTGCACTACAAGCTATGCAAAGGATAGAAGCAAGACTTGAATATGCTTTTCTCATGGCAAGGTCTGTACAGAGAGATGCAGAAAGAGTAACAGCAGCAGAAGTACAACTCATGGCTCAGGAACTAGAGAATAGTTTGGGTGGAGTGTACTCTATTCTGTCTCAGGAATTTCAACTACCTTATCTAAAACGTAGGATGCACATGCTTGTACGTTCTGGCAAAGTGCCAAAACTACCAGAGAAGATAGTAAAGCCTAAAATCGTTACAGGTATTCAAGGTCTTGGTCGTGGTAATGATCGTAATAAACTTATTGAATTTATTGGAACAGTAGCTCAAGCTTTAGGTCCAGATGTGATGAGACAATACGTAAACGTGGATGAAGCAGTTAAAAGACTTGCTACATCTATCGGTATAGAAACTGGTAATCTAATTAAGACACAGGAACAAATACAAGCAGAGATGCAACAGATGCAGCAGCAACAACTAATTCAAAGTCTTGGACCTGCTGCACTTGGATCTCCTTTATTAGATCCTAAAAACAACGCACAAGCACAACAATTACAGGAGCAATCTGATGCCAACCAAGAAGCCTGACACAACAACAGAAACACCTGATACTAATGTAGCAAAAGCTATCGTTAGTGAATTAGGTGTAAATGACACCCCTGCTCCTTCCGAGCCAAAGGTGGTCAAGACCAAAAATGGTAATACAATGACCTTTAACTAGCAAAAAAAATTTATGACTTCATCCCAGGTAAATGTTTCTGAAACACCTCCTATGTCTCAGGAGGACTTACAAACACTAGCTAAAAATGAGACTGATGATAATGGTCTTATCTTAGGTAAGTTTAAATCAGTTGAAGATTTAGCTGCCAGTTATAAAGAACTGGAAGGTAAGCTAGGTGATTTTAATCAGACAGAAGATTCAGCAGAAGAGACTACTGAAACAGAAGAACAATCAGATTCTGATATAGATTTTGAAGAGCTTTATGGTGATGGTGTTTATTCTGTTCTGCAAGAAGTAGGAATTGATCCACAAGATATAAGTAATAGATTCTTTGAAGAAGGTGGATTAAATGATGATGACTACTCCAAGTTACAAGAAGGTGGTTTTTCTAAACAGCTAGTTGATACTTACCTTGAAGGTTTAAGATCAAGTGCAAATGTCGTAGAAATAGCTAGTCAACAAATACAGGGTATAAAAGATTCTGTAGGTGGTGATGAAAACTATAGTCAAATGGTAGCTTGGGCTTTAGAAAATTTACCTGCAAATGAAGTTGATGCTTTTAATCAACTAACAGAGACAGGTTCTGCTCCAACTATTAAGATGGCAGTACAAGGTCTTTATTCTCAATACAATAACGCTATGGGTATCGAACCAGATTTAGTAACAGGACGTTCATCACAAAGCGGTCCAAGTCCATACAGATCAACAGCAGAAGTAGTTACTGCTATGTCAGATCCACGCTATGGTAAAGATGTTACTTATACCGAAGATGTTCAAAGACGTTTAGGTAATAGTGACGTATTTACTGGTCGTTAATTATGGCTAACACACCTACTAATCCTAAGCTTTATGCAAAAATAAAAGCACAAGCAAAACAAAAATTTGATGTCTACCCATCTGCTTATGCCAACGCTTGGTTGGTTAGAACTTATAAAAAAGAAGGTGGACGTTATCGTAAAACTTAATTATGCCTTATTCAAAGAAACAAATGAAGATCGCTAGGGTTGCAGAACCTAGAGATAAA